CTTGATAAACGCAAGGCAATTATGATATATGAAATCGCATCACTTATTAAAGATGACCCAGACACAGCACCAGTACTCATAGAGGAACTGGTAGAGATAATGTTTGATGAACAGATTGACCACCTTGAAGATGTCATTGTAAATCATTTTGGTGTGGAAGTCTATCCCGAATAGACAGTTAAATTACTGTCACAATGCAAGTAGTAATTCAACCTATTTGCATTATAATAAGAACATACAGAGGAAACACCCCCTATGACTCAGAAAATGGAAATCAAACCTGATGACGGAACAGCAACCTTGTTCACAGTTTCAGAAACATTAGGTATGCACTTTTGGATTGATGAAGATGCAGTATTCATGTCAGCACCATCATACGCTACTGGCGGTGGTTGTGACATGGACAACGCTATCGCAGTTGAAGATTGGGAATCGTTTTCAGAGTTAACACCTGATGATCTATCACATCTATTTGGATTTGTATTCAAGATGTGTATTCTCAAGAGAGACTATGTAAGAATTGGTTACTACTCAAAAGTATTCGGAGGTACAGAGTAATGAAACCACAAATACATGAGTTCTATGTAACCCGCAAATGCACAAAGTATGAATACTTTACTGTCAAGGCAGAGAGTATGGAGCAAGCGAAGTATGAAGCAGAAGAAGGTTATGACTATTATGACTTTGATTGGGAAGAGTTTGACTATGAAACTGTAAACATAGAAGAACAAGAGATACCCGAACAACAACTCACATTATCAGGAGTATTAATATGAAAACATTTATTATTCAAGAGAGATTTACTGGTTATGCTGACATTCATATTGAAGCAGATACCGAAGAGGAAGCACTTTCACTCTACAATCGTGGACATTACAAAGATAGTCAGTACTTTATGGATGATATGTTTTACAACTATCAGTTCGATTCAATTTCAGAAATGGAGGATTAGATGAATGAAAAGCACACTTAATAGCAAAGAAATGGTAACCTTTGCAAGAAGGTTCGTCAAAGAGACAGTTGAAACAATGGACATTGAAGAACTCAGAGGTATTGTAAGTCAACGTATCCACGAAGAGATACAGGAAGGAGAGAATACCTATGGTCAGGAAGGTGCATTTGAGGAAATGATGGCATGGAGTGAGGATGTATTTCTTTCAGTTGCAGAGGACTTTGAGTTAGAGTTTGAGGGAGTTTAGTATGGAAAAGATTACATTCAACAATGAACAGTTAGAGTTCCTTAAGTTTGTCATACAGGACTTTGAGTACAATGATGACCACGAAAGATATATGATTGAGCAGATTGAAAACAAAATCTATCAGGCACAGGAAAATCAAATGCTCAGAGTCATTGGAGGTATGACATAATGCCACTCATTAATTTCACAAAGGAAGAACTACAGAAGATTGAATATTATCTACTTGGAGAAACCGACCCTATCGTAGTTGACATTCTTGAAAAGATCGCAAACTTAGATGATTTATGTGAATGTGGGGGTCAAAGTAATTGATATATAATACAGCACAATGAGGTAGTAGTAAATGTCAGATGACGAAATCAAAACCTTTATAACTACCTTTAAGAGTTACATGGAGCAAGCAAGCGTATCCGAACTGAATTATCTCAGAAGGGAATCAAATCGCAAGTATCGTGAAATGTATTATACCAATCAAGCAAAGGAATTAAATATTTCACTTGATTATTACTTATCTGAATTTACTTAAGGAGACACAATGAGTCGCAAGTACCGAGTTGAACAAAAATTTACTACAGGATGGGGTGTAGTCGATGAAAGAGCAATTAAACTCACAAAAGATGAAGCAAAGAAAGTTTTAGAGAATCTGATGAATGAAGGAGTCAATCCTGACGAACTGAGAGCAATACCCGATTAATGTACGAACCCCAAGTTAATGATTATGTCAGATGGACTACCGCACTTGGCATGGTGCATGAAGGGTGGGTCTATTTTAAGTGTGACTACACACCCAAAAAGAAGGGATTTCCCCAGACAGAGCATTATATAACCATTGAACTTGGAGTCATAGATAAACCAGAGGAAGAATGTAAGAAGAGTTTACATAAGAAGAATCATGTACTCTTATTGTGCTATCATTATCAATGGCATGAGTTAGAATACATTAAAAATCGAAGGGATGACATTGATGTATCAATGTATCATTCACAAGAAGGTCGTTATGCAGACATACAATGAGAACATTTGTAATTAATTTAGAAGATCGCAAAGATCGTCTATCAACTTTTATAAAGAACAATACACAACTCAAGTCATTTGATCGGGTCAATGCCATCAATGGTCAGAGTCTAACCTATGAGAGTTTGCAATCTCAGGGTTTTGATGTCAATCATTCATGGAAAGACCCCATACTGGAATCAAGAATGACAAAGGGGGAGATCGGTTGCTTTCTTTCACATTGGAAAGTATGGAATGTATGTAAGATGTTGAATGAACCAATCCTGATATTGGAAGATGATGCTTTGTTGACAGATAAATTCTCATTTGATGACTTGAATGAATGTGTTGAGAAGGGATATAACTTTGTGTATTTGGGTTGGAGAGAAATGGATAAGAGTGTACCGATTGATGATAAATTTGTGAAACCTGTCTATCCATACTGGACACTTGCATATATGATAACCCCAGAGTCAGCAGAAATACTTACAAATGATATAATTCGTAATTCAATCATTCCAGTTGATGAGTATCTACCAATCAAGATGCCACATCTGAAAGTATGTGCATATACTCAGAATGTGATCGTACCATTAGGAAGAGAGAAAAGTGGTTCTGATGTTCATCCTCAGAGTCGATACGATTACTTTGTTGACTTTGATACTCATGTATGCACAGTTGCCACAGATTTAAAAAAAGCAAATAAACTTTTAACTTCCGCAGAGAAACATCATATCAATCTGATTAATTTGGGAGAAGGAGTCAAGTGGAAGGGTGGCAGTATGAAAGGACAGGGAGGAGGACATAAGATCAATTTAATTAAGAAGTTTATATCAGATAAGAAAGACTCAGATGTTTTACTGTTTCTTGATGGTTACGATACATTTCTTTCAGATCACATAGATGAGATAAAATCAAGATACTTAGAAATCTCACATGATATTGTTTTTTCTTCCGAGCGGATTTGCTGGCCAGACGAGGGGCTAGGAAGCGATCTAAAAGCACTCAACCCGAATCAGAAATCGCCATATCAGTATCTAAACTCAGGAATGTACATTGGTCGGGTGGGAGAACTGAAGAAATTGTTTGCAAAAAGAATACTCAATGCAGAAGATGACCAGTTATATGTTCAGAAGTCCTATCTACAGAATGAGGACATTGATCTGGTGGTGGATACTGATGGATACCTGTTCAATACACACGAACCCGAAGTCCGTAAACAAAAAGGGCAGTTGTATAATCCAATTACAAAGACTTATACTTGTGCCTATCATGGTAATGGAGGAAAAGATGCAAAAGAAAATCTGAATACACTCTATGAAAGTTTCTATGGAGAGTCATACATTACTTACAGTACGACAAAGAGTTATGAAATACTTTCAGATGATATGATACTCATAGATTTTATGAGTGCTGATATGTGTCAGAAATTGATTTCACTTGCATCGAAGTATTCATTCAGTTCTCTATCCTATGATAAGGTCAAAGGTCAAGAACTGAGAGTAAAGGAAATGGGAATCTATGAAGAGTTACAAAAACATTTCATGAGTTATGTTGCACCGATCATAGAGAGTTATTGGAAACCCTGTCATGTCTATGGAATAAAAGATGCTTTCCTAATCAAGTATGACCAGAAGAGACAGAATGAATTGAAGTTACACAATGATGCAAGTTTAGTGAGTGGTACTATCAAGTTGAATGATGATTATGAAGGAGGAGAGTTATATTTTCCAAGACAGAATTTCAGTAATCAAGACATTCCGATTGGAAAGTGCATACTGTTTCCAAGTCAGGTCACTCATGGACATACATCCAAGAAGTTGCTCTCAGGTACAAAGTATAGCATGACAATCTGGACACAGAGATACACAGGGGATGTAATTTAATAAACTTATACCAAGATATAATAAATTATACATACCTTTGGTATGGTTGTTCGGAGAGTTGTAAATATTTTTAGAAGGGATGATCTGAAGGTCATAAAGGTGTGTAGAATGTTGTAAGAATTAAGTGTATCATAATGAGACTCGAAGGGCGAAACGTGTGTGATATGAAATGCAACGTAGTGTGATATGATTGTGTGTTCAGACCACTATAAACGGTAGCATTTCACAAGTTTTCATGCTATAATCTGATTAGAATTACACAGGAGGAAAGAAGGACTCAGAGACACTCAATGTGTATCAGAGAATACAGAATAACCTTTAATTTAATTAAAAAAAGGTTTTTTTAATATAAAAGCGTGTTTTATACCGTTTGGTAATCTGTATGGAATCTGTAGGGTGTGAGTGTAGAATGTGTCTGGGTGTTGTGGACTTAGCGAGCGTAGCATAAGACGGGCGATTTGTCAACCCAACGGGCAGAAAAATCTGGGAATCCACATAAAAAAATCTAGTCGAGATTCTCATAAATTCTCAAAAAATCTAGTCGAGTTCTGGTGGGCGAAATCTAGTCGAGATACTCTCATATTCTCATAAAGTCTAGTCGAGACTCTCATCATCATTCATCATCTCATATACTGTATGTGAACTCGAATCTAGTCGAGATCCTCTCAATGAATCTAGTCGAGACGTGTGTTATCATATGCACACATACATACACATTACATCGAGATATGTGCTATACTAGATGTACACTTCGAGATACACATCATTATGCACAAGCGTGTATATACAGTCACGCTAGATATTGAATGTTGGGATGACCTAAAAGTTGACAAGATCGATTGGGCGAAAAGGATTGGACTTTTCCCCGACGAGTACATCCATTCTAGTGTACAAGAGTTGGAAACGGCCAGGACAGTGGACAGTATCTGAAGTGGCACAATCGAAGTTGACAGGGATGATTGATTGTGGTAAGCTCCATCCCGATTGTTACAGAAGGTTACAGATATTATTTTCAGGCTCGGTGAGTGACGAAGGTTTTCCATCAGTCCTACCCCAGACCCTTGTTTTTGTTATATACTCATTATAATCCAATTAAATACTAATTCAAGCTCGAATGTGCCACTTTTTAAACTGTCACATTACGGGTTGTTTTTATGTCTCGATGGAGTATAGTAGGAATGTAAACGTTATCCCCGCTCTATGGACTACGAAGAAATCCTGAAATGCTACGAAGGCGAAACTGACATTCATGCATCAACATCGTTTGAGTTTGGTTTGATGAATGACTTGTACTACCAATTGTTCCACTCTTACGATGAGGTGGATAAGTAATGGGAGCGAAGTGTGACCGTTGCGGAAACTTTGATGAAGGGTACCGTGTAGAGATGGAATATCCCAAAGACGGGCAACATTGCATACAGGATTACCAACCTGAGATGTACTACTACTGGGATTCCCCGCTGGAGGAGGATTACGATTGGAGAGATGCAATACCGTATGCGGATTGCTTATGCGAAATCTGTTTTGACATTCTAAATGAGGAGGGTAAACTGAAATGGAAATTATGACAGTTTAAAAACTGTCCACTTTTGGTTGTATTCGTGCAACCACCGATTATAATTAAAACATAGTTCACCCCAAAACATTATGCCTAATTGGTGCTACAACAGAATCACTATCTATGGTGATGAAAAAACTGAAGCAAAACTCAAGGAGATCGAGAAAATCTTTGAGACAAAACAACCATTTAATGAAATCTATCCAATACCTGATTTCAAGAACATCCCTAACGAGAAAGGAGAACTACCAAAGTTAGAGCAAATGAAGAACCCGAAAGGGGAGGTTATGTGGGAGACATACAACTTTCCAGATGGTACAAATGATGATCGTTGGTATCATTGGTGTATTCAGAACTGGGGAACAAAGTGGGATGCTTGCGACAAATCCATTGATTGGGAGGATGATGAGATTCTTGCACTTACATTCAATACTGCGTGGAGTCCACCCGAAGGAATTGTTGAAAGATTGCGTGAAAAATACCCTGACTTATCATTCTCTTGTTTCTATGATGAACCAGGAATGGAATCAGCAGGATATTACTAGGACACTTTTTAAAGTGGCACATAGGGGGTTGCATTGCGTTGACCCCCACCTTATAATAAAAGTAAATCAACCCCCAAACATTATGCGAAAGATTGAAGAGCAAATGAACATGGCAATTCGTGCCAGAAAGAACTGGGCAGGTAGTAATACCACAGTTCGTTGCTACAAAAAAGATGGCATCACTACTGAAATCAATGTCTTGCTTCACGGAAATTGCATTGCGTGGTTTGATACCGCATCAAATGATTTCAACATCTCTAGTGCAGGTTGGGAGACAGTCACAACCAAATCGAGATTAAATGCAATTCTTGAAGAGTTTGCGTCAGGTGCCAGAGTGGTTCAGAGAAACTGGGAGTGGTTTCTATCTGACTTCGGAACTCTAAAACCATTCGTTGATGGTATGAAAGTATGAACGGAATTAATATCGAACTGACCCCAACTCAGTTCGATTACCTCTATGAGGTGATCATGATGGCATACGAACTCGATGTACCCGACCAAAAAGGTTGGGATATGCAGACCTATGATAATATGGTTGATAACGTGTGCAATGGTAAGTCTACCATATTATCAAATGATGTCAAGGGCATTAGGACAGTTTAGAAACTGTCACACATAGGGTAGACATTCGTTATTGTTTATCCTATATTATAAATGTAAACCAAACACCCCAGAAAATTATGACTATTGAAGAGTACAACGAACTTCTTTTACAAGATGAACTCAAAATTGGTTATGACGTTGAAGAAGATGACCTACCCGAAGAAATCGAAGAGTCATCATACGTTGATGAATTACTTACAGATGGATTCCATGCGGTTTATGACCCATTAGATGAATTATTTGGAGAACCAATCGCAGGTTATTCTTTATAATCTCTTTATATTTGGGGGTTGCAATCGTGACCCCCACCCGCTATAATTAAAGTAAATCAACCCCAAAGAATTATGTCAACTCTACATCATGAATCAATACTCGAAGATTGCTTAGTTGAAGCAGAAGAGAACTTCAGAGTACATAACAAACTAACTCAAAAAGACTTAGATGAGTTAATCGTCAGATCTGAAGGAGTCAGACTTGCAATCGAAAAGCAAGCACAAAGACTCTTTGATGATAGGTGCATATAAGCACCTACTGGGCAGGGTTAATAAGTAGCATTAAAACCCCGTAAGACCCAGAAAGTGACAGAATGGGAACTGTCACGCAGAGAGAGGAAATATTGGTCGGGTTATTGGGGAATCCCCGACCAATATCTGTTATGTATCATATGATACACTATTGCTCCCACCAGGATCGCCTCTAACCCCCTTGAAAAAAGTCTTAGGTATGATAGTAACCCCCTATTTTAAAAAAAAAAGAAGGCAGGGGAGGTGACGACCTTTTTCGTTTTCAGTGATACCTCTCACCTCTTTAACTTATATACTTATTATAATACATGGCAACACGGAATCAACCGACAGTGTGCCACTTTATAAACTGTCACACATGTATCAAATTTTACTTGACTACATTAATGTAATTTGCTAATATGAATACATACAAACAAAAACAAAATGATTACCCCAGAAAATCAAACTTACATACTTAACACAGTTAAGAAACTCTTACCACAAATTCTGAAGGAGGTTGACTTTGACCCTACAGTTAAAGAAGTCGGACACTCATTCGGAGAGAAGGTAGAAGAAACACTTGTTGACAAACTCATTGAGATTGACCCCCGATTCGTTGCACCTGATACAAAACGTGCAATGCAAGACGTTAAATTTGGAGATGACTTAATCAACATCAAATTTGGATTTGATAAGAAGGGTCAACCCAACATGGTTGCATTTAACAGACTTTCAGAGAAATTCTTAAAAGATGAGATTGACTCTTATTATATCATCTCAATTGACGGAAAGGACAAAAAGGTTACATTTTTTGATCTTTATCAACATCTCCCATACACTAACTACAATGTGGGTACTGGTCAAGTGATGTTAAAAGAAAAATCATTTTTTGAGTCATTCGACCAAGAGAAGGATTACAGTATCTCAAAATATACAGTAATTCAGACATTGAGAAAGATGAAAGTCCAATCTCATAACGATCATGTTAAACTTAAAGAAATACAACTCAAAAAGTCTTTAGAGTTGTTTGACAAAACACTATCAAGGTACTAAGAATGACAGAACCAAAAAACGAAAGAGACCCTCTATTAGATGAATTGGAGGAGAGAATCCAAGAGGGTAATATCTTATTCACCCCAGATGAGGAGTTTTTAAGAAGAGTCGCAGAAAGAAAGAAAAAAGACTAATGTTGCAAATTATTAAATCTTTATTAAGTCTACTGGATATATTCTTTCCAGAGACTATAATAAAGGTAGTTAAACAAATCTCAAAACTATGACGATTTCCCCAACAACTTCATTTCCAACTGAAGCACATGCACAGGAACATCTTGAAGGATTACTTGAAGATGGGCATGACAAAGACGAAATGCAAGAGTTTATCGAAACTCACGGAGCAAAAGACTTTGTTTGTTATTACGAAGATTATGCCCGAATGGTTGACGAATACGACCAAGAGACAGTAGACGCATTTCTTGAAGTCTTTGACATGATGGACGTTGAACACCTCAACGACGCATACTATGGAAGGTATGACAGCGGAGCAGAGTTTGCACAAAACATGGTCTCAGACATGGGTTATGTACATGACGACTTGCCCTACTGGATAGAGATCGACTGGGAGAAAACATGGGAAAATTTGAGCTACGACTACAGCGAGTCTAATGGGTTTATTTTCACTAACAACTGGTAATGTGACAGTTTAAAAAGTGGCACACGGGAGGTTTACACCTCCCTTTTTTATTTGTATAATAAAGTATATACAAAGTTAATTCCCATGACTTCAACAAAACAACTTCACGCACTCAACACATTTAAACCTTATGCGGTACTTTACAGGACTGGCGGTCAAATTGAAAAATTTCACTTTCTTAATGGTTGGGGGGCATCTGTTGCTAATCATGATGGCAGTTATGGCGGAAGCGAAGGACTTTACGAACTTGCCGAAATCAACCCCAATGGTCACATCGTTGACGAATCCATTAAAGGATATCTAACCTTTGCAGAGGTAGACTGTTATCTTAGAGAGATTTCAGAATATTAAGATATTATTAAGGATAGTGGTAAATGCTCCGCTATCCTTTATAATAGGTATATACAAAGTTAATTCCCATTTTTATTATGATTGAATATTTCGTAGAAGTTCCAAACAAAGGAATCCAAGAACCAGTAAGAACAATTGATGATGCTTACTCAATATGCTATGACTTAGCACAGCAATTTGGATTCGCAGAGGTTTGCTGGTATGCTCTCAATGGTAAGAGAGTTACAGAGGGTTCATATTCTGATAAGGATTAAAACCCGAATCCCCGAAAGGGGATTTTTTTTTACTTTTTTTTAAAAAAAAAAGAAGGCAGGGGGAGTACCGATCTTTTGCGTCTTCGGTGATACCCTCCACCTCTTTAACTTATATACTAATGATAATTCATTTTTGGCAAAAAACAACCACCCATTGTGCCACTAATATTACTGTCACACTACCCCGTTTCTTTTTTTGAAATATGTGTTTATAATAGGGTATAAGCAAAAAACCCCATGAACTTTTCTCAACCAAAACTCAATCTATCAGACATCAAAGAAACCTACAACGGGTGGACAGATTGGACAACCTGGAACGTTGCTCTTTGGATCAACAACGAACAGAGCATTTATAATATTGCTGCTGTTTGTGATACCTATTCTGACTTTCTTTGGGAGATGCAAGCAATGTGTGGATTCTATTCAACCCCAGATGGTGCAGACTATGGCGAAGCAAACTATGATGAAATAAATGAAGTTATCCAAGAGATAAAAGAACCCATTGAATGGTAATTGTTACGGATTGTTTCAATTCAGACACGGGGGGATTTATTCCCCCAATTATCCATTATAATAGAAGTAGTTAAACAAACACCCCAATGTTCAACAACAAATTACAACCAATCTACGACGGAAAGGTTCTTGCAAATCAAACAGCAATGAACAATCCAGTAGTTCAAGCAGTACTTAAAGAAATGTCTTTAAGAAACTTTCAACCCCAACCCCAACCATTAGCGGGTACTTGGTACATCTCAGACAGGCACTAATTATGAATAAGCAACCAATGTACATAAAAGGCGATATTATGTTAATCGCCAAATACAACAAATTTGATGAATCTGTAGAAATCGGAGACTTAAACAACCCCTCTGATGGGTGGGTTACTTATGACCCTACACAGGGTGCGAGCAGTGAAGAGTTAACAGAAATCTGCGACTCTTTATATGACCGATGCCTATTAGCAGAATTAGGCATTAAAGGGTTCACACCAGCAGGTGAGCAACACTTAATAAAGTCTTAATATTTGGGGGGGTTTATTTCCCCCCTTTTATGGTACAATTATTGTATAAGTTAATTATTCCTCATGACTACTAAAACTCAAAGACTAATCAACCGCATCGAAGAAAAAGAGTCTTTCTACGACATTGCATACATCTGCGAAGATTTCGCTACATTCATTGATGAAATTTCTGAATGGGGTGTTGACCATATCGGAGGAGTTGACTTTGATGACCCCGAAGTTAACAGAGGTATGATGGATGCCTACTTTGCATCATTCGGTTGTACACCTGACGACCCGCACCCCTGTAGCAAGTACGCATTACCAGAGGTCTACGGGTAATGCCACACTTCATTGTAGAAAAAATAGAGTTCGACTTTACGGACTCTATGGGAACAATCACAGAGCAAGAGCAGGAATTTATTACGGACAACGCTCTGGGGTTATGGTGGGTTGAAGAAGAAACCGACTTGGTGGACTACATCACAGACAAAACGGGGTGGTGTATTAGTTCAATTAAATACTGCCCGAACCGACCACACCCGTTAACCGCATACAAATAACTTTATATTAATTTAATATTTTAATGGGGTTTCGTGGTTGACATATCCGTAACCCCCATGCTAATATAAGTATATAAATTATTTCCTAATTAATCATGTTTAACTTTACTACTTACGCTTTCGGAGACTACAACACATACGGAGAACTATTATTAACTGACTCCAACGTATGGGATTTTGAATTCCCACTAACTGCTGAAGAATTAGAAGATGCAGTGAATGAGCAAATCTCTGAAGCGGAAGCATACGAAGAAAATAAAATCAGAGACTACTACAGTTACTAGGGGGTACACCCCCACCCTATGGGTGCGTGATCGGCAGGTCGGGGGCGGGTTGCCCCCCTTATATAAAATCGCAAGGTACCATTAATCTATAAACGACCCAAATCGACCTCTAAATCTAAAACGCACTTAATTTACACAGAGGGTACAGAAAATTTTTCGTGTGTAAAAATGCCCACAGGGATCACTTGCAAAAAATACAAAGGTACTATATACTGGAAGAAGTGAATATCATGAATGAAACACGATTCTAAATCTCAAATCCAACCGATCACAACAGACCCAATTACAGGAGAGTATAAGTTAACAATACCTGAGTGGATGATTAACGAGTATGGTTGGTATGAGGGAATGAATCTTGAATGGTTTATTGATATCGATGGCATCCACATACTCGAAGAGGAAGAATGAAAACTTATCACATCTATTTGCAGGACAGGTGTTTATTTAAGAATTTGAATGAAGAAGAATTTGATATTGTATGGAATAAATTATATACATCATATTGGAAAGAGGAGATAACCTACTCAGTAATTTCGGAAACCCCTACCAAAGTCTTTGAAGAGAGTTCTTATTGACAATATAGATAATTTGAGTTAGAATGAAATTGTAATTACAACATATTATGGCGAAAGGATTTACAGTTAAAGCAAAGTCACCAAAGAAGAAGGCAGCAACAGTTCCAGAATTTGATTATGTCAAGGCAAAGGAGATGATAAAAGGTAAAACAGTTGTATTCTGTTTACCTGGTCGAGGAGTCTCATATACATTTCTCAAAAGTTTTGTATCATTATGTTTTGATTTGGTACAGTCTGGTGCAAGTATCCAAATCAGTCAGGACTATTCATCAATGGTTAATTTTGCCCGATGTAAATGTCTTGGAGCAAATGTTTTAAGAGGTGCAGATCAGCTACCTTGGGATGGAAAGTTAAAATATGACTATCAACTCTGGATTGATTCTGATATTGTATTCAACGTTGAGAAGTTTTATCAGATTCTATTGATGGATCAAGATATTGCAGCAGGTTGGTATTGTACAGAAGATGGAAAGACAACATCGGTTGCACATTGGTTAGAAGAAGAGGATTTCCGCACAAATGGCGGTGTAATGAATCATGAAACAATTGAAAGTATAAGTAAAAGAAAGAAACCATTCACAGTTGATTATACTGGTTTTGGTTGGTTATTAATCAAGCACGGAGTTTTTGAGCACAAAGGAATGCCTTATCCTTGGTTTGCTCCAAAGATGCAGGTGTTTGAGTCAGGTGAAGTGCAAGACATGTGTGGTGAAGATGTTTCATTCTGTCTTGATGCAAAAGAGGCAGGATTCGAGATCTGGTGTGATCCTCGTGTTCGTGTCGGACATGAGAAGACAAGAGTGATATGATGGCAGTTATTACGATACTTGTGATTATATTCATACTTGTTTTAATGCTACAGTATTATAATCCACATCACTAACATGGGACATGGTTTTACAGTTGTCTTCTGGACAGCACTTGGACTTTTCGCTCTTTACCAATGGGAAAACCGCAAGAAGAAAAAAAAGTAGATCGTTACAACATTCTACGCAAAGGCAAGGTCATTTTCTGGAATGTATCTGAGTCAGAACTCTTTGACATTATGGAGGATCTTGCAGTTGAGTGTTACTATAATAAGACACTCACATCACAAGACATTACTTATGAACCTTATATTGAGGAACCACTAAATGGCTAGAAAAACAGGAATTATGGGCACTGCTTATGATACAGAAGCAAGACCCAAAAAAACTCGTCAAGGTCGGGGAAAACACTCGAAATATTCAGCGACCTCTCGTAACTCGGCTCGTAAGAGATATCGAGGTCAGGGTAGATGAACGAGATTCAAAGAACAGCAAGTCGAATTCGGACTCGATATATTGCTCTTGCTGCTTTGATTACATCTGGAATTACTTTCAGTTCTGGATTAATCGTTTTTTTGTATATGAAGAGTCCAGCTTTTGAGAATCAATTGTTAGGGCAGGTCATGAAACATATGGATTGGATTATTGCTGACGAGTTTGAGAAACAAATCAAGCAATTAAAACCAAGACCTGTTCCTGATCCAAATGATCCGAATAAATGGTTTTGGGATTATGTTGAAGAAAGAAATAAAAGAATGATTGAAGAACAAACCAATTGGTATAAAGATTAATGTCAACCTTAATTACGAATCTACCCTCTTATGAGGTATGGGTAAGAAAAGAGTACTTGACCGACCATAAGAGTGGTCATGGTGAATTTGTGAAAGGAGTATGGGTATCTGCAAAGAGCATACCAGGTCGTGCTTTTTACTTTGAGACTTATCTACCCGAATATGCTGCAATGTTTGATAAGTTGCCAATATCCGCTTTTCTCTCGTCACCTGAGATACCCGATCCTGATATGACTCTTCATAATTTACAGTTTTGGAACTGTATGGACTATGGAGTCATTGCAGTACAGAAGCAATTTATCGGTTCAATGCACTATGAAGTGTATACAAGGGACTTTGGGAATCAAACAGGAACTTATATTTGCACTTTAGACAATTATCATGCTGATGTAGATGCTGTTGACTACTCAACAAGTGAACAACCTGCCGAACATAAGTCACATAATCTATTAGAACTTGATAATGGACAGTTTTGTCTCTATCCAAACAATAGAATGAGAATATATGACAACAGTATTACTCCAGAAACACCAAAAGTGCCTGATTTTAAGGTTTCAACAGTGTACTATCAGGTTGAAAACGGTCATGATCGTGATGGATTGGGTTCAGAAGAGAATTATTTTTGGAAAACAGCAAAAGAACGTAGTGAAATTGAAGAAAATACAGAAAGAAAACCATTTGATCCAGAAACTGAACCAGAATTAGGATGAAACACGTAAAAAATGCCCATATGGGCACTCATTTACTCGTTGAAGTGTATAATGTACCCTTTGATAAGTTAAATGATGCAAAAAAAATCGAGCAAGTGTGCGTTGATGCTTGTAAAATTGAAGGTGTACAGGTATTAAACGTTCACACACACCAATTTGACCCTTATGGAGTTACTTGCAATCTATCTTTAGGTGAAAGTCACCTTTCTTGCCATACTTGGCCAGAAAAAAATTGTGTTGCATTTGATATTTTTACTTGTGGATCGAAAAATCCACGTTGTGTTGCCTTTTGGGTGCTTCAATATTTTGATACTGATGATTATGTAATGAATGATTATGCAAGATAGGGTATAAATAAATCTAAAAGCATTAATAATGGCGATTTTACGCAAATCTAGAGCATTTAAGGACATCAGTTTATCTTTTTCACCTCATCCAGTGACAAAAGATCTTCCTGTGCTTGTAAATGAGAGAGCAATCTCAAGATCTGTGAGAAATCTCGTTGAAACAATACCAACAGAGAGGTTTTTTGAGTCAAATTTAGGTACAGATGTGCGTGATTCTCTCTTTGAGAACTTTTCACGATCAACTGTTATGATTATTGAAGATCAGATACGTGAAGTCGTGTCAAATTATGAACCAAGAGTCAATAATGTTGGAATAAAAGTCAATGCACAACCAGATTTAAATAATTTTGAGGTGAGAGTCTTTTTTGATATTGTTGGATTACCATTTCCAACTCAATCATTCTCCTTTTTATTAGAACCAACGAGATAATATGCCATATACACAGTTTACAAGTCTAGATTTCGATGAAATCAAGGTACAAATCAAAGATTTTCTTAGAGCGAACTCAAACTTCACTGATTTTGATTTTGAGGGTTCTAATTTTTCAGTTTTAATTGATACTTTAGCATATAACACTTATATAAACTCATTTAATGCTAATTTAGTTGCAAATGAATCATTTTTAGACTCCGCAACAATTCGTGAAAATGTAGTTTCACTTGCCAGAAATATTGGTTATGTACCACGCTCAAAAACCGCTGCAAGAGCGACAATCAACATATCCGATGTAAATCTAGGACCAACAACTGATGCCACTCCAAACTTCATAACCCTTCAATCTGGACTTATTTGTGTTGGTAGTTCTGAGAACACAACATATCGATTTTCTACATCAGATAATATCTCATCTTCTAGAGTCATAGACATAGGTGGTAATTCATTTGCACAATTTGATGATCCAATCACTGTTTATGAAGGAACATACTTAACAAGAGTGTATGTTGTAAATAACTCGGTAGACCAAAGGTTTATAATTGATAGTCCAAATATTGATAGCTCAACTTTAAGAGTATTTGTTTCAGGCACTGCTGATGCTGGTCTTGGAAGACAATATCGTATGGTAGATAATATATTAAACATTGATAAAAACTCAGAAATATTCCTTGCACAAGAAGTTCAAGACGAAAAATATGAAATTTTATTTGGTGATGGTTTGTTTGGTAGAAAATTAGAAAATAATGCAATAATTACTGCAAGATATATTGTTACTGATGGAGAGACTGGAAATGGTGCATCAAATTTTAGTTTTCAAGGAACATTTACTAAAAGTGATGGAACTCTATTTACTCCATCAGATAATATAACTGTTACCACTGTTACAACCGCTTCTAATGGTGCTGAAGTTGAAGATGTGTCGTCTATTAAGTATTTTGCTCCTAGACTCTACTCAGCACAATATAGAGCAGTTACACCAAGAGATTACGAAGCTATAATTCGTGATATTTTTCCTCAAACTGAGTCAGTTGCAGTCATAGGTGGAGAAGAATTAAATCCACCTGAATTTGGAAAAGTTAAAATTAGTATCAAACCTAAAAATGGTACTTATGTGTCAGATTTTGACAAAACACAAATTAAGAATAAATTGAAGAGTTACGCTGTAGCTGGTATAAATTCAGAAATTATTGATCTTAAGATACTATATGTAGAGTTGGATACAACTGTGTATTATAATCCATCACAGATTTCTTCAGATGCAAATTTAAAGACTAGAATAATAGATTCATTAAATCAATACGGAAACAATATTGAAATAAACAAATTTGGTGGAAGATTTAAGTATAGTAAATTAAGTACTTTAATTGACAGAGTTGATAATGGAATTACATCAAATATTACTAAAGTAATTATTAGAAGGGATCTAAAAGCATTATTAAATCAATTTGCACAATATGAGTTATGTTTTGGTAATCAATTTTTTATAAATCCTGCTGGATTTAATATAAAGAGCACTGGGTTTACCATTTCAGGATCATCACAAGTTTCATACTTAACAGATATCCCGAATAAAGATGCTGCTGGTAATTTAGATGGTAGTATGAAAGGAACAATTGGTGTAGTTTATAAAAATGAAAAGAATGAGCAAACCGTTTTAGTTAAAGAGGCAGGTATTGTTGATTATAAAAAAGGTGAAATAATACTTAATACTATTAATTTTTCATCTACAAACTCTCAAAATAATATTATTGAAATTCAAGCATTCCCTGAATCAAATGATGTTGTTGGACTAAAAGATTTATACCTTAATTTTGCTGTTTCTAAAAGCACAATAAATACGGTTAAGGACGTTATTGCTTCTGGAGAAGATGTATCAGGTATTATATTTACAAGAGATTATTATACCTCTAGCTACTCAAATGGAGATTTAGAGAGGAAATAATTTATGTCACAAATTGACAAAAGAATAAAAGTTAACACGATTATTGAAAATCAGTTACCAGAATTTATCACGGCTGATTTTCCTAACGCAACTGAATTTTTTAAACAATATTACTTATCACAAGAATTTCAAGGCGGTCCTGTTGATTTAATTTCTAATTTTGATCAATATTTAAAATCAGATAATTTAGTTCCAGAAGTAATTCATGGTGAGACAATTCTACCTGTACATTTTTTAAGTCCCTCTCAAGTAAAAGCATCTGATAAGACAATAGAAGTACTTAGTACGAAAGGATTTCCTGATGAATATGGATTAATTAAAATAGGTAATGAAATTATTACTTATGAGGGAAAAGATGCTACTAAAACTGAGGCTGTCACAACTAGTGGTGTTAATGTAGTAAGATTTACAACAACCATAGCTGGAATAAACACGACTAAAATTGCTGTAAATGACATTGTAACATTATCTTCAGTTCAGGATCCAGATGATACTATTTTAGTTACAAATAATACAAGAGTTACTAATATCGGTTTCCAAAGTGTAGAAGTTGATAAAATTATCACTGCAACTCATCCACAAGAACCTGTTACAACCTTGAACCCAGTGGTGGGTCAATATACATTTACACATGAAAGATTTTTCTTTACTGAATGTGTTAGAGGTTTTAGTGGAGTCACAGGATATAATGTTGGAGTATCATCATCACTTCTTGAAGTTAATCGTGAAAAATTAATATTTGAAGATACAGATGCTACTGATCATGAATCAGGAGCGACAGTTACAAACTTATCAGTTTTATTTTTACAAGAATTTTTTAAAAAATTAAAAAAGACATTTTTACCAGGATTTGATAATAATGAATTTGCATCAAACTTAGACGTAGGAAATTTTGTTAAATTTTCTCGATCATTTTATCAATCTAAAGGTATTGAAGAATCAATACGAATATTATTTAAGGTATTATACGGTGTAGAATCTAAAGTTTTAGATTTAGAGGGTAATTTAGTAAAACCTTCAGATGCTGAGTTCATAAGAAGAGAGGTTATCATTACTGATCTAATTACACCTAATAGTAACCCTCAAAATTTAGTAGGACAAACAATATATAAATCAAATGATCTTAACACAAATGCATCAATATCTGAAGTTGAAATACTTCAAAGAGAAGGTAAAAGTTATTACAAAATATCTTTATTCATAGGTTTTAGTGATCGTGATTTAATAGAGGGTGTATTTACAATACCAGGTAAAACAAAAGTTTTAACTGATACTCCTGCAGGATCTTCTATTATATCAGTTGACTCTACAGTCGGATTTGGAACCACTGGTACTCTTATAAGTGGTCAAAATTTAATAAATTATACATCAAAATCAATAAATCAATTCTTTGGTTGCACTGGAATTAATATTGGTATTGGAACAGCTCATGATATTAGAGATAATGAAACAATATTTGGATATGAAAATGGTGATTTATCAAAAAGGGTTGATTTAAGAATCACTGGAGTATTATCAGAATTTGAATCTGTCAGTGACATAAATTTAGTAAATGAAGGAGAGTTGATATTTGTAAAAAATGTAGGTGAAAAAATACAGAATGATAATAGCTCATATAAGGAAAAATTTGCAAATTCTTGGAAATATAATACAAGTTCAAGATTTCAAGTCGATATTTCAGGATCAACTTTTACATTAAAAACTGATATTGACAAATCTAAACTGAAGACAGGTGATAGATTTCAAATTTTAAGAAGAAACGAACAAGTTGTTGAAAAAGTTGGTATAGTAAGTGAAATTACCCCAAGTCTTGGTCAGTTTACTGCATCGGGCGTAGCTGGGTTCGTTCAAGATCCAAATGAATCTTATGATATTCGTAGAGTAATTGAAACAGCATCAAGCACTGGTGTTGAAATAGAAACTGGAAACGATACATTAATATCTGATGTTTTAAATGTATATACAGATTCAGATATTGATGGATATGTAGCATCTAATTCACTACCCAGTTATAATATTACATCTAAAAAAGTTTCTGCTGCAACATCTTCTTTAAGTTTTGAGGGGTATAATTCTTTAACTGAAACATATAGTTTTATTGATTTTCCATTAGAAGTAGGTGAAAATTTACAATTTATTCAGGGTGATGCAGTAGTTTATAGTCCTGAAACGGAAGTTATATCTGGTTTGGAATCAGGAAGAACATATTATGTTGATCCTATAATTGTTCAGAATCAAAATATAACAAAACTTGCTCTATATGAATCATTAAGTCAAGTCGGTGGTGCAAGCACAGCACAAATTGGGATAGGAACTACTACATCTATAGATCACAATTTTATTTTACAGACACAAGGTAATAAAAAACTATATGTTGATAAAATTTTAAGAAGAATTCCTTTATCTCAAAATTTATTTGTATCTTCTAAACATGAAACACCAGTTAATGATATAGGTATATTAAGAGATGGTGTTCAGATAAGATCACCAATTTCCGATGATAATATTTACTACGGACCTCTTGAAAAGATTGATGTATTTAATACAGGTGATGGTTATGATGTATTAAACCCTCCCGTAATAGAAGTTGAAAATTTAACTGGAAATCCAGCTTTGGTTGAACCAGTAATAAAAGGAACTGTAAAAGAGATCCTTGTAGATCCTCAAAATTTTGATATTGAAGCAGTTGATAGTATTTCATTATCTGGAGGTAATGGATCAGGATGTAAATTACAACCAGTCGTGGGTAATAGATTTAGAACGATTGAATTTGATAGTAGAGATATATTTTTTGGAGGTGGTATAGACACTACTGAAGAAACTATTACATTTAAAAAAGAACATAATCTTGAAAACGGGCAACTAGTTTACTATAACAGCAACGGTAACGAACCAATTACCACTGGAAATGCATTTGATGGTTCACAAGCTATTACAGGTGCATTATCAGATGGTGATCCATATTTTGTTAGAGTAATTAATTCATCAACAGTTAGAATATTTAATACAGCATCTGACGCACTTTTTAGTGAAAATAATGCAGTCGGAGTTAATACTGTTGGATTAGCAACAGATACAGTATTCGGTGGTACTCATAAATTTAGAACTGAAAATGTCAATACTTTATTTTCAGTGAAGGTTATTAATCCTGGTGAAGGATACACTTATCGAAAATTAAGAGTTGATCCAACTGGTATATCAACATCATATGATACGATTAATTTTGTAAATCATGGATTTGAAAGTGGAGAAATAGTTAATTATTCATCTGATACTGTAATAGGGGGATTAAGCACATCCACATCATATATTATTAAAAAAATTGATGACGATTCCTTTAAACTAGCGAATGCTGGTGTTGGTGGAACATCAACCTTAGATTATGACCGAAATAAATTTGTTAATTTGACATCTGTTGGTGCAGGATATCATGTATTTAAGTATCCAGATATAACAATTGATATAAACGTTTCTTATGCTTCAACTGTCACTGGTAATATTAATTTAACACCAATTATTACAGGTGAAATTATCGACACATATCTTTATGATAAGGGAAGTGATTATGGATCAAAAATACTAAATCATCAAATTAAACCTAAAATTAATATTCTCAATGGATCAAGTGCTGCAGTAAAACCGATTGTGGTTGATGGGAGAATTGAAGAAGTAGTTGTCGTTAATAAAGGAAAAAATTATAATTCTTTACCTGATATAGAAATATCTGATAATTTCGGAACTGGTGCAATAGTTAGACCAGTTACTGAAAATGGTAAAATTATTGATACGATTGTAATAAATTCTGGTATAGGTTATAGTAGTTTTTCAACAACAGCAAGAGTAAAACCAAGAGGGTTGAATGCTAATTTAAATGGAAGAGTAAGATCATTAACTGTAAATGGTACAAGATTTGGTGATTTTAGTCTTACTCCAAGAGAAGATTTTTTAACTTTTGGTGTATTTGGATATTCTCAAAATATCGCAAATTCACTTGAAAATTCTTTTGATATCAAAGATAATGGTGAATTTGATAAAATAACAAAACATTCACCAATTATTGGATGGGCATATGATGGAAATCCAATATATGGACCTTTTGGTTACTCTGATCCAGATAATATAAATTCTGATCTCAAAATAATTGAATCCTCTTACATTTTAAATGATACTAACCTTGTTAATAGACCAAGTGGATTTGCACCAGGTTTCTTTATCGATGATTATTATTTTAATGAGTCTGGTGATTTAGATATTCATAATGGTAGATTTGGAAAAACTCCTGAATTTCCTAACGGAGTATACGCTTATTTTGCCACTGTAGAGTTAGGAGCTACCACAAACCAAATAGAATCAAAATATCCATATTTCATAGGTAAAAGTTTTAGATCTCCATTAATTGAAGATAATTTATCAATGAATCATGATTTTGATTTTAATAATTCTAATTTATTAAGAAATACATTTCCTCATAATGTAGATGAAAAATTTGGTGATAATGATTTTATTATTGAATCTAATGAGGCACTAAGGCAATCAACACAGGTGCTATCGGTTACTCAGGGGGGAATTGATAACCTTGTTATTTTAGATGGAGGAACAGGATATAGAATAGGGGATGTAACAAATTTTGACAGTCAAGAAACAAGTGGATCTGGTTTTAGTGCGGAAGTTAGTGAAATAGTTGGTGTTGATATTAGTAGATTAGATACTTCACTGGAACGTTTTGAGGATGCAATTTTTACATGGAAGAATAATAACGAAGTAATTGCGACATATCAACCATTCATGGAATTTGATAATCTAAATTCAGCATTAATATCAGGACTTAGCACTACAATTGTTAATTTGGCAGGATCTTTTAATATTGGAGTTAAAACTGATAGAGTCGGTTTATCACGGTCAATGACCGCATCTACAAGTTCTAATATTGTAGATATTGTTGTAACTAAAATTCCAAATACAATATCTGTTGGTGGATCAATAAGAGTTGGATCAGGAAATACAACAGATACTGAAGTTCTAAAAGTTTTGGAATTATTTAATGAACGAAGAACAATACGTGCTTTGAGAAATACTGGTATTGCTCATACACTTGGATCTCATATTGACTTTCTTAATACTTCAATTAATATACCAGTTAAAACTAAAAAATTTGATTCAAAGGTAAATGATATTGTATATTTTAATGGTAAACAGTCAGTTGGTGTAGGAACAACAGCTGGTGGTGGTATTAGTGTTGATTATTGGATAGGTAATGTCAAAGAAAATTTATCAATCCCAACAAGGACTATACATATTCCAAATCATCCTTTTAAAACTGGTCAAAAAGTATCATTAAATAAAAAAACTGGATCTGCTAAATTTGGAGTTTCTGATAATGGAGAGGTGCAAACTTTTCAAATACCACTAAGTGGTCAATCCATGGATCTTTACATTATTGATAAAGGTAAAAATTTTGTTGGATTGTTAACAACCAAAGTTGGTATCGGAAGTACAAGTGAAGGGTTATTTTTCCACTCCAATGGAACACAAACAGGAATTGGATCAGGATTGTATAATTTAAGTTCTAAATTTAATCAAATTACTGGAGATATAGACAAAGTAATAACTACAGTTGAAACAAATGTTGCTGCAGCAGACACTACAACTCACGGATTACAGAATGGTGATATAGTAAAAATGAATGTTGTACCAAACCTTGCAGTTGGTATTGGAACAACTACACCGATTGCAGTTAAATTCAATTCAGAATATCAAAAATTACTTTTGAATTCAATTACGTTTAATGCGTCTGATGTTGAAGCAAATCGTATTGATGTTGATAATCATGGATTAGTAACAGGTGATAAAGTATTTTATCAAGGATCTGCAACAGGTTTAAGTGTTGGATCATATTTTGTTAATAGAATTAATAATAGATATTTTCAATTAGCAGAAACTTCAAATGATTTATATACAACTCCACCAAAAATAGTATCAATAACTGCTAATACTGGTGGTGCAAATCAATCAGTATCTTTGATTAATCCTAAAATTACATCATATAAAAATTCTAAGTTAAGTTTTAATTTATCAGATTCATCATTATCTGGATATCAATTTAAAGTATTTTACGATAATAGTTTAACTAATGAATATCTTAGTTCTCAAGACACATCAAACTTCAATTTATCTTCTTTAGGAACTCCTGGTAATGTCGGTGCTGCCTTAACAGTTAATTTTTCATCATCAACACCACAAACTTTATATTATGGAGTAACGAAAGGTGGTTATATAAGCACATCAGATACTGATGTAATACGTGCTAATGAAATTGTTTTTGTAGATAGTGTATATTCAGGTGTATATAATATATCAGGAGTTACAACTAATAAATTTAATATATCACCTAAAGTACCAGAACTTACAACTTATTTAAGCACTGATTGTGAGAAATTAGAATACTCAACAAAATCCCCCAATGTTAAAGGAAAAATTAAAAACTTTAAGATATTATCATCAGGATTTAATTATAAAAAATTACCTAAATTCAAGTCAGTAATAAGTGTAGAGGGTACCAATGCAAACATTGTCCCAGAATCAAAAACAATAGGTAGAATTAACGATGTTAGAATTATAGACATTGGTTATGAATATTCTTCTGATAAAACATTAAGTCCAGAAGCTCAAGTTGCACCCGTTCTTGAAATTGATGACCTTGATACAGTAAAATCTGTTGACATTATCAGTGGTGGTATTGACTATATTAATGCACCTGATTTGCTTATTTTTAATCCAGTAACAAATACTATTGTTGACAACTCATCATTAGTTGCAATCGCCCCAAGTCAAACTGTATCAAGTGTTAAAGTATTAGCACCTGTATCAGGATTAGATTCTATAAATCATCAAATTATTGCAATTAATAATTCAAATGGTGTAGGCATCAATTCAATAATATCAAGTAATTCTGGAATGGTAACTTGTTTTCTTGAAACACCATTTAATGGTTTTGTTGATCCTCAACCCTTTGCAATAGGCGATGAAATATTTGTTGAGGGAATACAATTACTCGGTGATCTTGGAATAGGTAATACACAAGGGGGAATTTCCACAGTCACATCAACAGGAGATGGATTTAATTCAGAAAATTATAACTTTAAATTCTTTAAGGTTGAGGATTACATATCAGGTGTAGAAGCAATTCTTAAATTTAATTTATCAGGGTTGACAACTAATCCTGGTATTGCAAAAACTTTTCAATCAGGTTATGCCACCATAATTAATAAAAATAAATATCCCGACATAAGACCTGTACAAACTAGAGGTGAATTTGAGTTAAATGAACTATTATCAATAGGTAATAATTTAACTGATTTAAGGATTGTTGAAATAAGAGATGATTATATAAAAGTAGATGGTAAATTCAATCTTAAGATAAATGATCGAATTACAGGTAAAGTTAGCGGTATTACAGCAACTGTTAGCAAAATAAATGGAAATAGAGCTAAATTCAAAGTTGATTTTTCTAATAGGAAAGAGTATGGGTGGTTAGATGATATAGGAAAATTAAATACAGATTATCAAGTCATACCTGATAATGATTATTATCAAAATTTATCATACACAGTAAAGAGTACAGTCGAGTGGGAAAAATTTGTCAATCCATTGAATAGATTAATTCATCCTGCAGGATTAAAAAATTTTTCAGATACTTCTATTGAATCACAGGTAAAAGTAGGTGTTGGAACAACTGCAAAGACAAATGACACAATAACTCTTGATGTATTAAACATTCTTGAATTGAATGATTCACAAAGAGTGGATGCAATTAATAATTTTGACTATGCAAGAGATTTTGATTCTAGAACTAATAAATCTAAATTTTTAGAATTATCAACTAAAAAATTAGCAGATTTTACAAGGTGTAAATCAAATAGAGTGCTTATTCATGATGATATTAGTAATAATTTTTCTAATACAGGTAATAAAGCAAATGATACATTGATAGAGACTCTATCAGAAGATTATGGAAATTATTTAATACAAATTGTCGATCCCGATACATTTGATATTCAATTCTCAGAATTAGTTGTTTTAACAAACGAGTTAGATGCATTTTTACTTGAAAAATCAACTGATTTTACTACATTAAAATTAGGTGATTTCTCTACAGAAATTCTTGAAACTGGAGTGAAAAATTTAATATTTGATCCAACAGAGAAATTTACAAAAGATCATGATATAAAAATATTAAAGATTGACTTCAATACTGACTTAGTAGGTATAGGCACAGAATCAATCGGAAATATTGATTTAACAGGTGTTGTAAGCACCGCATCTACTGCAACTACGTCAACTATTGTAGAATTTCCTAAGACAGATTTTAATGGATTATATGCAAATATTTTTGTGCAAGATAATTCTACAAAAGAAATTAATTATAATGAAATAATTCTTGATTTTGATGGTGTCAAACCTACAATGTCTCAAGCATATTTTGACACTAAGAAAGGATTAAGTAATAGTGCAGTGGGTATTATCACAGCAAAATTTGAAAACAATCTTATTAAATTGCAATGTGAAAATAACAGTGCTAACAATTTAGATATTAGAGCAAATATTGTAGGATTAGGAACTACAACTACTGGAATTGGTACTTACAGATATTCAGTATTAGGTCAACCTCCTGGTGCTGAAAGAAGTGTAAGATTAGAGTCAGGTTTTATTACTGGAACTGGAAGTGCCATAACATACAATACAATTAGTAAAAATTTAGACAGCACTGTAAAATCGTTAGTAAGAGTTTCATGTGGAAACACTTCCGCAATTCATCAGTTAGTAACAATCAGAGATGATGATGATGTCCTTACTGTGCAATATCCATTTGTATCAGTAGGATCTACATCTGGTATTGGTACATTTGGTGGAGAGATATCTGGCAATGATATAAATTTAAGATTCTATCCAGATTCTGAATTTAATTCTTTAATCAAAATTCAATCTTTCAATCAAATTTTTTACACTGAAAATGATTTCAACAATACTCCTCCTAACTTAAATTATGGACCAGTTACACAACAATTATTTTTAACAGCTTATGATGGAAAAGATGGTAAAAGATCTGATAAAAAAATATTTAATTTAACTCATGAGGGTGTTCCAATATACACAAAAACTTTTGATCCTACAAACACAGGTATTTTAGATAAAACAACTGGTATATTCAATATCCCAGATCATTTCTTCAGTAATAAAGAGGAATTAGTTTACTCTCCAGAAACAACTTTTGTTGGAACATCAGCTACCGCTGTATCAATCGGATCTACGACGAATATGGCAGGTATTGTTACAACAATTCTTCCATCAACAGTATTTGCAAAAGTAATAAACAAAGATAGTTTCCAATTAGTTACAAGACCTGAGTATATTAATTCTGGCAATGTAGTTACTTTTACTGGAACTGGTTCAGGTAATTCCCATAAAATTTCTATGGCCAAGCAATTGACGAAAACAATGATTGGTTTAGATGGTGTTGTACAACAACCAATTACGTTCACAAGAATTACACATAGATTAGATGGAAATATCGGTATAGCTCAAACTCAATTTGTATTAAGTGGAATAAGTTCAATTCAACCATCAGATGTTTTGAAGATAGATGAAGAGTATATGACAATAACTGAAGTTGGACTCTCAAGTATATCAAATGGATTGATAAATGATGCAACTGACGTAGCACTTGGAATTGCAACTTTACCTACTGTAAGAGTTGAAAGAGGTCAATTAGGAATATCAGCTTCAACTCATGCCGATAATGCACTTGTTAAAGTTCACAGAGGAACATTTAATATTGTAGATAGTAAGGTAATTTTCACTGAACCTCCAAAAGGAAATACCAGATCAAGAAGAAATCTTAGTAATTTACCTTTTGTTAAAGCAGATTTTAGCGGTAGAACCTTTTTAAGAAGTAATTACACAACAAATATGTTGTTTGATGATATATCTGATTCATTCACAGGTATTGGAAAAACTTACTCTTTGACTGTTGGTGGAGCAAATACATCTTCAGGTATAGGAATTGGAAATGGAGTGGTATTCATAAACGGAGTTTTCCAAACACCTTTAACTACAAACAACGTTGGTAATAATTATGAAATTATTGCAGATACGACAGCAGGAATTTCAACCATACAATTTACAGGTATTACATCTGAAAATGGACAATTTATTATTTCAGAGGGTGATATCAATCAAAATCAAGTTCCAAGAGGAGGTTTAATTGTATCTCTCGGATCAACTGCTGGATTAGGTTATGCTCCATTACAAGGTGCAAAGGTAAAGGCATTTAAAAATGCTGCTGGTGGTTTAACAAGTATAGTGGGTATTGGAACATCTTCTGGATTTAATCTTGGTATTCAGACTGCAATTTACAGCAATACAACGGGAATCATAACAGTTACAACTAACGAAGTTCATGGTTTTGGATTAGAGAGACCAAATACAGTCAAATTGAAGAATTTAGAATTTAGTTGTGTTGGATATAGTGGAGTCACTACAACATTCTTCCAAGATCATGAACGACCATTATTTGTTGTTGGGATAGTCTCTGATAGAACATTTGAGGTGCAAGCAGGTCCTAGCACGATTGTTCATACCTATGTTGGTGGAGGTGTTGCTTACGAATTCTTTGAGGATCTAACATTTGGTTCGGGATATAGAGGTGGTTCAGTTGCAATAGGTGTTACAGATCAAGCGTACGTTCATAGATTTGTAAGTGCTGGTATTGGTTCAATAAGAAAAGGTAGTTTTGCAGGTCAACAGTTTACAGCAACTGACGCAGTATATACATCACATACAGGAGAACTTTTACTCACTATTCCTAATCATGGATTATCAACAAGCGATACTGTTGGTATTGTCAATGGTGGATTAGTATTCAAGTGCTCAAAAGATAATTTCTTCTCCAATCATCCATATCCAAGAGCAGTATCAAAAACGAGTTTCCCTAATTCAGATCCTGTTTCTGGAATACAAACAGCAATTATTTCAGTGACCACAGACACAATACTACTAAACGTTGGTGCTGGTGGTGGTGGTGGAACAGGTGCAGAAATTTCTGCAATAGTTGGTGCTGGTGGTACACTTGCATTTACAATTGATAATCCAGGTTCAGGATATGTAAATCCTGAAATAATCATTCCCGAACCAAACTATGACAATTTACCTATAATAGGTGTGTCAAGACGTGCAGAAGGTGCAACAACTGATACTGGTTCTAATTTATTATTAGATGTTGAAGTGAGTGCAGCAGCAACAACAGTTGGAATAGGATCTACATTATTTGAGATTAAAAAATTTAAGGTTGCAAGAGATGGACATTCATTTAAGGTAGGAGATAAATTTAAACCAATTGGTTTAGTAACTGCATCACATCTATCAAAACCAATAAATGAATTTGAGTTAGAAGTTATTGAAATATTTAATGATAAATTTTCTTCTTGGCAATTTGGTGAAATTGATTTTATTGATAGTATTAAAAATTTACAAGATGGATCAAGAACAAGATTCCCATTGTATTTTAACGGACAATTGCTTAGTTTCCAGAAAGATCCTAGTATTGTAGATTCTGATGAAATAGACTTAGATGCTGTTTTACTTATCTTTGTCAATGGTGTATTACAAAAACCAGGTGAATCATATTTCTTTAACGAGGGTGGAACAACCTTTATATTTAAAGAAGCTCCAACTGGAGAAACTTTTCCTGGTGCTAATGATAATGATAAAGTAGATATTTTCTTCTATAAAGGTGAAGAAGGTGTAGACGTAGATATTGTAGATATTCAGGAAAGTGTCAAAATTGGTGATGACCTTCGTGTAATGAAGTCACCATTGACAAACACTGTTGGTTTAACAACTACTCAAACAAATGAAAGAGTGATAAAGCAAATAGTAAATGCAAATACACTTGAAACTGACATCTATTCAGGAAAAGGGGTAGATGAAACAAATAAAAAACCAATAAGATGGACAAAACAAAAAACTGATATTAGAATAGGTAATGAAATTATAAGTAAAGCAAGAGGATCAATTGAACCACAAATATATCCAACTGCTAAAATTATTGGTAATGTTACATCTTCATCTGGAATTGGTCCAGATGGTGGAATATTTGTTGACAACGCAAATTCTTTCTTCTACGAGAAAGGTAATCATATTGAGGCAACAAGACATGTAGAATCTTTATCAGCAATTAAATATGATCTAACAATAAATCAAGTTGATGCACTTTTAACTTCTGGTACAATAAACGTGGGGGCATCAGCAACTGCTATCGTTTCTGCTGCTGGAACCATCTCAATTGATGTTACAAATGTAGGATCTGGATACTTATCAGCACCAAGTATTTCAATACGTCCACCAATTGGTTCTGGAACCACAACTGGTATTGGATCAACAGCATTTGCTACAACTACTATTACAAACGGTTCTGTCAGTGGTACATCACTTACCGCTGTTGGTTTTGGTTATGACCAATCAAATCCTCCAGAAGTTATTATAGAATTACCTTCATTCCAAACGGAAAAAATTACATCTATTAGTAATTTTCAAGGTTTTTCTGGAATCATTACAGGTATTGCACCAACTACTAATGGTGGACAGACTGCAATTAAGTTCTTCTTTAGGGCAGAAAAAGCAGGAACAAACACAAATGATTTGGAAGTTGGATATCCAATACTAATATCTGATACAAGAGTCGGAAATGGAGTTATATCTGTAGATACTCATAACTCATCTATTGTTGGTATAGGAACTACCTTCTTAGATAATATTTACATTGTACATGCTAGAAATACTCAAGGTAATGAAAATGGTGAAATTATTTGTAATGTAAAAAATGGTTCAGCATTAAGTGGTATAACCACCACTGGATTCTACAATGTGACAACTGTAGGATTGACTACATCATTGGGTCGATTAAGTTGGGGTAGATTATATAATGCTTCAAGAGATTCTTCACCTGTTTCAATAGGTGTTACTGGATTAACTGTCAATAGTGGATTGACAAGCTTCCCAACTATTCAACGTAAGCATTATACTACAAGTTCTCTGAAGGGTCTTAGATCATCAGGATCTATAAGAGTATTTGGACTTTGATTAAATAACCACTATAAATAAAAAGAAAAGTAAAATTTTAAGATGTCGGCTATTGTTACTGACCAATTTAGAATTCTGAACGCAAATAATTTTGTTGAATCAGTAGAAAATACAAATAATTCGTACTATGTTTACGTAGGTTTACCAAATCCTAAAGGTGCTGGTACTCTTGTGGGTTATGGTAGATCTGGAGATTGGGATACTGATACTCCCTCTCCAACTGATAGTTTTGCATATAGACTTCATTCTGGAGACACAATGATGTATGGAAAAAAAGTCTCGTCTGCAAATATTAGAAGAATAATACGAAGAATTGACTGGGTTGCAGGAACTAGATATGATATCTATAGAGATGATTACAGTCCTACTAATCAAAGTGCTGTAGAAAAGGCAAATCGTTTATATGATGCGAAATATTATGTCCTTAACTCAGACTTTAAAGTCTATATTTGTATTGATAATGGTTCCACAGGATCAAATCCAGCTGGAAACGTATCACAAGATGAACCAACATTTACAGATTTAGAACCATCAGCAGCAGGTAGTAGTGGTGATGGTTTTATATGGAAATATCTATTCACTGTTTCTCCTAGTGATATTGTTAAATTTGACTCAACAGAATTTATTACTGTCCCAAACAATTGGTCAACAAGCACCGATTCTCAAATAGTGGCAGTCAGAGAAAACGGAGATTCAAGCGTAAACGAAAATCAAATCAAACATGTTTACATAGAAAAATCTGGAGATGGTTATAATAATGGTTTGAGTCAAGAAGTTGATATAATAGGAGATGGCACTGGAGCAAAAGCAAGAGTTGATGTCGTAAACAGTAAAATTACAAATGTTACAGTAAGTGCTGGTGGTAAGGGTTATAGTTATGCATTAGTTGATTTAGCAACACTTCAACCAGCTGGTGGGGTTCCTAACGCAGCTAAGTTAGTGCCAATTATTCCACCTTCACTAGGTCATGGGCATGATCTTTATAAAGAGTTAGGTACAGATAGAGTTATCGTTTATGCTAGATTTGATGAATCTACAAAAGATTTCCCAATCGATACAAAATTTTCTCAGGTTGGTATTGTTAAGAATCCAACAAAAGTTGGAACCTCAGTAACTTATACTGATAGCACTTTTTCTGCATTACAGGCAGTTAAATTTACCGATGAAGTGACAGGAACTCCACAAGTTGGTGAAGAGATTGTACAAGTCCTAGCATTCTCACCCAATCAAGGTAGAGAAGCAACAGCTTTCGTAGCATCTTATGATGAAGACACTAAAGTATTAAAATATTTTAGAGATAGATCATTATCATTTAATTCGACTACTTACGACCATACTGATTATACTGGAATATCTACTCAAGGTAGAATTTATCAATTCGAGACTGGTTCAACAATAGTAAATTCTATAAAAGGAAAAACTTCAGCATTTAGTGGTAAAATATCAATTGATTTTTCAGGTATTACTACTAACCCATCAGGTAATAAATTAATAAATTTAGGAACTAACTTTGTTTCTGGTTTATCTGATTCTGAGATAAATAAAGGGTCAGGAGAAATAATTTACCTAGATAATAGACCCGTGATTGTTAGAAACTCTCGTCAAAAAGAAGACATAAAAATTATTCTGGAATTTTAAGCAATGCCACAGAAGACTAATCTAAATATATCACCTTATTATGATGATTTTGATAAGGATAATAATTTCTACAAAGTTCTGTTTAGGCCAGGATATCCTGTACAGGCTAGAGAATTAACTGGGTTACAATCTATATTACAAAATCAAGTTGAATCTTTTGGAAAACACATGTTTAAAGAAGGTTCAATGGTTATACCAGGTGGTATTGAATATGATCCAACTTATTTTTCTGCAAAAGTAAATCCTAATCATTTAGGTATAGATGTATCAATATATTTAAACAATATTATATCAAACAATGAAGGAAAAGGAACCAGAGTAAGAGGTCAAAATTCAGGAATAGTCGCAACAATTAAGAATTTCATACTACCACCAGAAGAGGGAGTTGATGATATAACAATTTTTATTAAATATAACCAATCTGGAACGGATGGTGAGAGCACTGCTTTTCCAGACGGGGAAATTTTAATACTTGAAGAAAATGTCACTTATGGTAATACAACACTAACTGCAGAAGAAACTGTTTTAACTTTAGTTACTGAAGATGCAACAGCAACAGGATCAGCATTTGGAATTAATAAAGGAGTATATTTTATTAGAGGTTTGTTTATTGATGTTCCTACTTCATCAATAATTTTGGATCCGTATTCAAATAAACCATCATACAGGGTTGGATTAGAGATAATTGAAGATGTAGTAAATGCAAATGATGATTCTTCTCTTTATGATAATGCTAAAGGTTTTACTAATTTTGCTGCACCAGGTGCTGATAGATTTAAAGTTACAGTAAAATTAGCTAAAAAAGCTCTTCAAGATTATGATGATACTAATTTTGTTGAATTATTCAGAACAAACGAGGGTGTTACTAAAAAATTACAAGATGAAACAGTATATTCTGAAATTAAAAAATATTTTGCAAAAAGAACATTTGATGAATCTGGTAATTATGCTGTCACTCCTTTTACTGTTAATACTCAAAACTCATTAAATGATGAGGTTAATTCAGGTGGTCTATACACTGAAAATCAAGTAACAGATAAAGGAAACACACCTTCTGATGATTTAATGTGTGTAAAACTTTCTGCAGGTAAAGCGTACGTCAAAGGATTTGATGTTTATAAACCAAATACAACTGTTCTTGATATAGAAAAACCAAGAGACATCAAAACTGTGGATATGGCATCAATTCCATTTGATATGGGTAGTTTGCTTAAAGTTAATAATGTACAAGGAACTCCATTTATTAATATTGGTGGATCAAAAATTGAAGCTGGAAATAATAACAATGTTATAGATCTGCATAATGGACGCAAAGGTTCATCAAATGCTGCTGGTGGATTAAAGATAGGAGTAGCAAGAGTTTATTCATTCAGTTTAACAGATGCCTCGTATTCAGCAGATGAAACAAGTTGGGATCTATATCTTTTTGATATACAAACATATACAACATTAAGAGTTACAGCTCTTACAAATCCTGGAGGAAAAATAAAAGGAACTAGAGTAAGAGGTCTTGCAAGTGGAGCGATTGGTTATCTTGCAGAAAATGCAAATACTTCTGGTACAAATGAATTAAATTTATCACAAACAACAGGTGCATTTATAGAGGGTGAGCAAATAATTTTTAATGAGAAAGAAACAACTGAAAAAGTATCTATCAAAAATGGAACGCTTGCACAACCAGGAGTTATTTCATATAATATTGGAGATATAAAATCAGTTTTTCAATCTAAAGATAAAGTAGAAGCTACATTAGCATCTGATTTTAGTGCTGATGCAGTTCTTTTTGATCACGTATTACCTGGATTTTCAGTGTCAGATGAATTGAACATTACAGGTTCAAGTACTGCAAGTGTAAATGGTCGTAATTTTGCAAATACTGGTATAAAAACTGATACAATCATTGCTTATAATAATGATGCAGGAGAGGTTCCCCACTTTAACAAAATATCAAATATAAACTCAACTGGCACCACATTGACTCTAGCTTCAACCGAAGATGTATCAGGTGTATGTGAGGGATCTGTTTCTGGAGCTCAGCAATCTACCTTTAGAATTAAAGTAGCACAAGTATCAAACTATGGAAAATCATCTATTTTTACAAAATTACCTAAAAAATACATTTCAAATGTTGATACATCTAATTCTAATTTAATAATTAATAAACAAATACTTAATCAAAGTATAAGTGGCAATTCAATATCATTTTCATCGCAAGTTGGTTTGGCAGCGACTGTTGGTGTAACAAGTGTATTCTTTGAACCATTTGATGCTGAAAGATATTCAATCCATTATACTGATGGTACTGTAGAACCATTAACTTCAGATCAAGTTAATATTACAAACAGTGGAAATGATATAAGTTTTAATGGATTGTCAAAAGCAAGTGGTAATGCGACTGTAAATGTAACATTAAAAAAATTCGGTGCCACAAGTAAAACAAAAGATTACGTAAGAAGTCAATCTGTAGAAATAACTCGCACGTCTGGAGTGTCAAATCTCGAAAGTGGATTAACCACGAGTGATGCTTATGGAGTTAGAGTTGAAGATAAAGAAATATCTCTAAATGTGCCAGATGTTGTTAAAGTGATCGCTGTTCTTGAATCAAAAACAACGTCTACCCCTGTTTTAGATAAACTTAAATTTGTATCTGGATTGGCATTAAATACAAATGTTGTTATTGGTGAAAAGGTTGTTGGAAAAGATAGTCGTGCTATTGGTCAAGTTGTAAGCGTTCCAAATGCAACTGAAATTAATTTTGTATACCTAAATGCAAATACATTTACCATAGGAGAGGATATAATTTTCAAAGAATCTGGTATTGAAACTGTGTTGATGGATACTGAGAGTGGAAATTTTGTGAATAGAACAAATAATTATAATTTAGAAAAAGGACATAAAAATCAATATTGTGATTATTCTAAGATAGTTAGAAAAGCAAAAGTAGGAATTCCATCGAAAAAACTTCTAATTATTTTTGACAAATATCAAGTTGCAACTGGTAATGTTGGTGATTTATTTACTGTAAACTCATATACAAAAGAGAGATATTCAAAGGATATTCCGAGTATAAATGGATGTAGACTTTCAGACGTTCTTGATTTTAGACCAAGAGTATCTACTTTTGATCCTGACACAATAAGTGGATCTCCATTCGCATTTGATAATAGATCATTTGAGTCTACTTTGCCATTTGTAATAGCCCCAAATGAAAGTTCGTTATTTGGATATAGTTACTATTTACCTAGAATTGATAAATTGATTATCAATAGATTTGAGGAAGTTCAACTCATAAAAGGTGAATCAGATGATATACCTGTTCCTCCTACTGAACTAGGAGACTCAATGGAAATTGCAGAAATTGGATTACCAGCTTATCTTTTTGATACAGTTAATCATCCAATTATTACTCTTAAAGATAATAAGAGATATACTATGAGAGACATTGGTGCATTAGAAAGAAGAATAGAAACATTAGAAACAGTGACCTCATTGAATGCACTTGAATTATCCACACAAAGCATGCAAGTTAAAGATGCGGATGGATTGGATAGATTTAAGTCTGGTTTCTTTGTAAATAACTTTAAAGACAGGAGATTTATTAATTTCCATCCAGAAAAAGGATCAATATGTGATGTTGATGTAATAAAACAAGAATTAGTATGTGCAGTTGATAACTGGAATATAAATCCTGAGTTAGCATTAAATCCAGCTATTGATGTAACTAAATGCGATCCAAACTCAAATTTACAATTGTTAGATACAAATTGTAGAAAAACTGGTGATATGATTACTTTAGATTATGAAGAAGTAGATTGGATAGAAAATCCACATGCTACAGGAATTGAAAATGTTAATCCATTTAACGTCATAGTTTTCATGGGTGCAGTTGTATTAGACCCTCCATCTGACAACTGGACAAGGACAATTTATGTTGAAAACGTCAGACAAGAATCCACTGGAGCTAAATGGGCAGCAGTTGCTAATACAGTTTCATTAGGAACTAAATCAGAAGCAACTGGAGTTACAGAAGATACTGGTAAAGATATTGATGATCCAGATTCTGACTGGTATAGAGATAGAATAAAAATAATAAACGCACAATATCTAGAGACAGAAACATTCTTAACCACATATACTAATCAATTACAAGGTCCAAGTAAAGAATATGATTATGTTGAAAGTATAAAAGTAACAAGTGAAGTTGATCCTTATATGCGTTCTCGAAATGTATTTTTTAGTGCAAATGGATTAAAACCTCAAACAAAACATTATCATTATCTTGATAATGCTATTCCTGATATTGTACCTAAATTAGTCGAAATAAAAATGCAGAAAGGCACATTCAATGTGCTTGAAGATGTTAAAATTACAAAATCCTTCAACAAATCCGCTAAACCACTTACAATTGGATTTGCCAGAATACAAAAACCTAACCATAAATTTGGTGATACTTCAAGACCTGAAATTGGTGCTGGTTTAGGATCCCCTTCCGTTTCAGTCGAAACATACACTGTAGATCCATTCGATAGCACTAGACCTGCTCCATCAGATACATATTCTGCAACATCCAAATTATTAAATATTGATTGTATAGCATTAGCAAACATTGAAAAATATTATGGTTTCATAACAAAAGGTGCAAAAATAATTGGACAAGAGAGTGGAGCAGTTGCAAAAGTTACTAGTGTAGATTTAGTCAGTGATAATTGGGGAGATTTACTAGGTGCATTTTTCTTTAGAGATCCAAATACAACACCAGCACCTCCAGTTCTCTTTGAGACAGGATCAAAAACATTTAGAGTTACAGCTGCACCAGAGGGCACTGTGCCAGTTCCTGGCAGCACTGATCATGCTAGTGATGCATCTGGTGTATTCACTGCTACAGGTACCATAGAAACTCAAACTACAAACACTGTACAAGTAAGAAATCCACCACCACCATCTGGAACAAAACCTAGTGAAACAACCACAAAAACAAATCTGACATGGAAGGAAGAAGAAGGTGAGAAATTCCTTGCTCCTCATAGAGACCCACTCGCACAATCATTTACTGTTGACGAGACTGGTGCATTTTTAACTTCGTTTGATGTTTACTTTAAATCAATCGATCCGAAAGCAAAGTTATTTGTTGAATTAAGAGAAGTTGAATTAGGAACTCCTACTCAATATTTGGTACAAGATTATGCTCAATTATCAATTAATCCACAAACATATAATGATGGAAAACCGATTGAAACTTCCAATGACGCTTCAGTAGCAACAACTATTAAATTCCAGTCACCAATTTACTTAGAATCTGGTAAAGAATATGCTATTGTATTCTTATCTCCAGCATCAGACAAATATGAATTATTTGTTTCTACAATGGGTGAGAAAACAATAAAAACATCAAATTTACCAGATGCGGAAAATGTTGTTGTTTCTAAGCAGTACATTGGTGGTAGTTTATTTAAATCTCAAAACGGAACTATATGGACAGCGAGTCAGTTCCAAGATTTAACATTTAAATTAAGAAAAGCAAAATTCATCACAGGAGTTACAGGAACAACTACATTCTATAATACACCAATCGAACCTGGTAATGAAAATACTCAAAAAATTATAGATAATCCAATACGCTCACTACCTAGAAAATTAATTGTCAAAATTGATGGATCAGGCACTAAAACAAATGCTAAATTCCCAATAGGAAGAAAGGTCAGCACTGGTTTACCTTCTGATGCAGAAGACGTTAGTATAACTGGTATAGTTGAAGGTCAAGGAGCTCCTATTGCAACTCCTGAACTAATTGCAGGTGGGTCTGGATATTCATTTAGTAGTACAACTGCTGTCCCAACAATTTCTTTGACTGGAAATGGAAGTGGTGCTACGTGTAATATAACAGTATCTGGTGAAGTAGTTACAAATGTTGTAATAAATGGAGCAGGTACAGGATATCAAGTTGGTGATGTTTTAACTGTTGATAATACAAGCACAAAAGTAACTAGAGGTGCAGGATTTAAGTTTGTTGTTGCAGCAATCAATAGTCAATTTGATACTTTATATCTAACTGATGTAAATGGTGAAAAATTTAATAATAATGCAGATCTAATAGAATATGGAAGTAATAATAATAGTAGAACAGCTGTAGCTAATGTTAAAGTAAATGGTGACTCAACTGTAAATGGAGATCTTTATACTGGAAATGTATTTGAGGTTGTACAGTATAATCATGCTCATCATGGTGGTACAAATCAAATAAAAATAGAAGACGTAGATCCTGATACAGAAATAGTTGCTACCACATCAGATATAACAGCAGATGGTACAACAGTTTCAGTCTCTGATACTACACCTTTTACAAAATACTCTGGTATAACCACTGATAGAGGATTTGCTCTTTTTGATGGTGAACTTGTAAGGTATATTGTAGGAACTGGACAATTGACATTGACAAGAGGACAATTGAGCACAAAAGCAACATCACATGAATCTGGTACAAGCATTCAAACATATGAAGTGAATGGAATGCCATTAGTTGGTATTAATACAACTCATACTCTTCCTACAAATACGACTTTAAATAATGCATCAAATATTGATAATTATTACTTACAAGTAAATGTTGGCAATTTTGATGCCCAGAGAGTCAGCGGTAATAACCTTTTAAGTTTTACAAATGAAAAAGGATTTGGTGGAGATCAAGTAAAAATATCTCAAAATCATCAATTTAGTGCATTTACACCATATTTTAATGTCATAACACCTGGTACCAAAACGACAGTAAATTCAAGTGTTAGAACTATTAGTGGAACAAGTGCTAATGGAACAGAAATTTCATTCTTGGATCAGGGAATTACATCCGTAGCATTAAATGAAACTACTCATTTCCCAACTCCTAGATTGGTTGCATCAAAAGTAAATGAATCAACTAAGTTAAATACTTTACCTAAAAATAAGTCTCTCACATTGAATATTGATATGTTTACTAAAGATCCAAATTTATCTCCAGAACTTGATGTAAAAAATGCGACATTCAGTTTCCATCGAAATAAAATAAATAATCCAATTGGAATTGATAATTATTCAACTGATCAAAGAACAAATCAATTGGAGGACGATCCTCATGGGTCATCATTAGTCACTCAAGCAGTATTTCTTGAACAACCTGCAACATCACTTAAGGTACTAATTGGTGCAAGTGTTCCACCTGAAGCTGATTTCAGAGTATTTTACAGATTATTCAGTGCTGATTCTAGCGAAGTATCTCAAACTTATAGACCATTTCCTGGATATAAAAATATGAAAGATACAGATGGGGATGGTTTTGGTGATGATATAATTGATTTGAGTCAAAATGATGGTAGAGCAGACGCATATGTAACTCCAAGTTCAACTGGTAAGTTCTCTGAATATCAATTCTCAGTTGATGGTTTAGAACAATTCCATGGATTCGTTATTAAGGTAGTTATGATTTCAACAAATGAATCATATCCCGTCAGATTACAAGACTTTAGAGCAATTGCATTAGCGTAATGAAAACATTTCAACAATTTATGGAGCAAGTAACTCCAAAATATTATGATGAAAAACCTGTTACAATAGATGATGCTATTACAAATAGTGTTAGAGATTTAGGTAAAATTAAATCTAGTAATGAAAAGTTTAGAAAGGGAACTGGATTTAATCTTCCACTTCCTATTGCTAAGAAAAAAACTAAAGTAAAATCAGTATGATACCAGTAGAAGGACATAAAAATCTATTTCGTGATGAAAGAACTGGTGCTATCATAAATTGTGATACTAATTCTTATAAAAATTATATGTCTGATAAAATTAGAAATTCTGATAGAAAAACAGAGATGGAAAATATGAAAAAAGAAATTGAAGAACTTAAATTCATGCTGAAAGAACTATCATTAAAGATAACGTCATAGATAAATATAAATACTTTTTAGATCTGAATTGCTAACTAATAGATGGCAGATATCAAAGTCAGAGTAGGGCAACAAAATGCCACAAAAGTGATTTCATCACTGGCAGGCTCCTCAACTCTATCATTATCAGAATTAAGCGACGTAAATGCCTCCACTTTATCTAATGGAATGGTACTTGTATATAATGGTGTAACGAAAAAATTTGATGCGACATTAGAATTAACGCCAGGTGCAGCACAGAATTTAGACATCAACGGAGGAAATTTCTGAAATGGCTAGTATAATTAGAATCAAACGATCATCGGGTACAGCCAAACCTGGTAGTTTGAATTGGGGTGAAATGGCATACGTAACTGGTATTGGCAGTTACGGTGGAACCAATCAATATAAAGACAGAGTATTTTTAGGAGATGACGGAACAAACGTCAATCCAATCGCTGGTCACTACTATACATCTATGATGGAGCATACACCTGGTGCTCTAGCAGGTGTCACAAATACAAGAAATAGTGATGGTGGTATTGTAGCAATACTTGATAATAGTAAGAAAATAGATGTATGGAATGTAGATAATATTACTTTAGATGCAAATACAATATCATCATCTGATACAGATGGTGATTTAATATTAAATCCGAATGGATCTGGTGAAGTAATGATACCTGACGATACCTTCTTGGGTTTCGGTGGAGGAGCAAATGGAACAGCAGCATCAGATTCTAAAATAGAATATGACGAAAATGGCACAGATCAACTAACATTCACTGGTGCTGATGTAAGATTTAATATCGATACACAATCAACAAGTAAAGACACTGGTGCTGTAATTGTTGAGGGTGGAGTAGGTATCGAAAAAAATCTTACTATTGGTGGTAATTTAATATCAGGTGGAGCAGCGTCAGTTTTAGGTAAGATAAGAATTGCTGATAATGTAATTTCATCATTAGGTAATTCTGAGAATAAAATATTCATTGATCCATATCCAGATGGATTGAGTAATGAAGGTGATGTTATCATCAAAGGTAACTTACAAGTTGATGGTACAACAACTACAGTTAACTCAACACAAAC